TTTCATTACCAAGACAACTTATCACGTTCAGTGCGTCAAATTGGCCGTGTCGTGTTGGATATGATTCCTAAAGTCTATGATCGTCCTAGAGTTGCGCGTATTTTAGGTGAAGATGGAACGCCAAGAACGGTTCAGCTTAACCCTAACATTCAAACGCCGTCTGCTAATACTGAAAATAGCGCTATCGATTCAATATTTAATCCGACTATTGGACGTTATGATGTGGTTTGCGATGCAGGCCCTTCATATGCAACTAAACGCGATGAAGCCGCCACGATGATGTTGACTTTAACCCAAGCAAATCCAGCACTATTTAATATCATTGGCGATTTGATGTTGAAAAACATGGATTGGCCTGGTGCTGAAGAAATTAGTAAACGTTTGCAAGCAATGTTACCTCCACAATTGCAAGCTCAAGCTAAGAGCGGGGATAAGATCAGCCCCGAAGTTTTACAAGCTCAACAAATGATGGATCAATTAGCGGGGCAAATGGAACACATGGGTCAAGAAATAGCTCAACTCCGTGACCAACGCTCAATTGAACTTCAAAAACAAGAACGTGAATGGTTTGAAGCCCAAACTAAACGTATGGATGTGGAAGGTAAAATAATGATGACTGATAACCAATTACAGGCTGCGGTTAGAGAAAATTTAACATTAATGATGGGGATGGGAACTCAAGAATTAGTAGAAAATAATGCAGAATTTGAACGATTAGAAATGCAAGCAATGGAACCTCCCATGCAGCCTCAAGGTATGCCTCAAGGTCAAGCACCACAAGGTCAGCCTATGCGACCCGGTGCTATGCGGAAGGAACCCGATATTGCAGCATTAACAAGTGAAGCTAAACCAGGAGAATCTATATGAGCGATGAAGTTGAAATTGAAAGTCCAGTAGAGGTTCAAGAAGTTGAAACTCAAGAAGTTGAATCTGAGGCGGTAGAGTTGTCTGAAGAAGTTGCCGAAGCTGACCCTTGGTATAAAAAACGGATTGATGAACTGACTAAAGATAAGCATGATGCCAGAAGGCAAGCTGAACGCTTAGAACAAATGCTTGAAAAACAAGAGCAAATCCTTAGACAGTATTCACCTATTCAAGATCAAGCGCCATCAGCATTAGCGCCACCTGAACCATCGCAATTTGCAGGCGGTCAGTACGATCCTCGGTATATGGACGCAATGATGCAATATACCCGTGAATCTGCGGTTATGGAGGCTAAACAAGCGGTTGCACAGGAATATGAACAAAGAGCAAGAGCGCAAACACAGCAAGTTGCACAAGCGAAATTAGAAACTGCTGAAGCCGCAGCTCGTGTTAGATATGCGGATTATGATTCAATTATTGAAAGAATCACTTCCGATCCGATACTGGCTCAGAACCAAACTATTAGAGAAGCTATATTAGGAATGGAAAATGGCCCTGATATAGCCTATCAATTAGGTCGTAATCTTGATGTCGCCTATGAAATATCTAATATGTCACCTATACAAGCTGGAATGAGGTTAGCGTCAATTATAAGACAAGACGCTAAATCAAGCGCAGCACCTAAGCCTATCAGACCGATTAACGGCACTGGGGGTACAAACAACGTTAAATCCTATTCTGAAATGTCTACTTCAGAATATATAGCTGCTCGTAATGCTGAAGATAGAGCAAAATTAGTTGCTCGCATGAAACGCTAACCCCACTCACCGCCAATAAAACTTATTGGCGGTATTTTTTATGTACATCTTAAATAGTTTATGGTATATAATATCCCCACGTCTATTTAAGCTTTTGCCTGCTTAGATAGTTAGGCAACCTCAGTACAGATAATTCGAGGGATTGGCTCCCATCTGGAATAAAATCAGGCTAAACACCTTTTTCTTTTCATTTGGAGTATATAAATGGCTAATCAGCTGCTTACCATAAGCATGATTACAAACGAAGCATTGCGGGTCTTGACCAACAGCTTAGTTTTTACTCGTGCAATCAGTCGTCAATATGACGACAAATTCGCTATTGAAGGCGCAAAAATCGGTACTACCATTAACTTGAGAAAACCTCCTCGTTATGTTGGTAGAACTGGCCCTGCACTTCAAATTGAATCTTCTGTTGAAACTTACGTTCCATTGACTCTGAACACTCAGTTCGGTGTTGATATGGCGTTTACAACTCAAGATTTGAGCTTAAACATTTCTGACTTCTCAGACAGATTTATCAAACCAGCTATTGCGGCAATTGCTAACAAGATCGATTATGATGGTCTACAACAATTCCTAAACGTATATAATATGGTTGGTACTCCTGGTCAATTGTCCGGTACACCAACTCAAGCTCAGTCTTTAGCTACAATCTTAGCTGCTCGTGCTAGATTGAACCAAGAAGCTGCGCCTGTTGATGAACTCCGTCACATTGTTGTCGATCCTACTATTGATGTTGGTCTAGTTTCTGGTTTGACTAACTTGTTCAACCCACAAGGTGTTATTTCTGAAATTTTCAAGAAAGGCGCAATGGGCGACAGCACTTTAGGCTTCAACTTTGCAATGGATCAAAACGTAGGTAACTTTACTTCAGGTTCTTTCATTGTTGGTACTGATACAATCGCTGTAGCTGCACAAGCTGGCGGTGCTGTTCAAACTAACGCTGCAACAACTTTTGGTTTAACTGCGACTATTTCAAACGGTAAAACATTAACTCAAGGTACTGTTTTTACAATACCTGGCGTTTATGCTGTGAACCCACAAAACCGTCAATCAACTGGTACACTACGTAATTTCGTAGTAACTGCGTTGACTACTGGTACTGGTTCTTCACAAACTGTTCAAGTATCACCAACACCTGTCTTTAGCGGTCAATTCCAAAACGTAACTAGCACTGGCGGTACTATTGCTTCTGGCAATGCTACTGTAATTTCTGGTTCTGCAGGTGCGAGTTATGCTAACGCTATCGCTTTCCATCGCGATGCTTTTGCTCTTGGTACTGCTGATCTGTTATTGCCACAAGGTGTTGATATGGCTGGACGTGCGTCTGCTGATGGTATGTCAATTCGTTTGGTTCGCCAATACGATATTAACTCTGACCAATTGCCGACTCGTCTTGATGTTCTTTATGGCTTCAGCACAGTTTATCCTGAGCTGGCTTGCCGTATCACTGGTTAATAGGAGTATTTTAATATGAGTAATCCAGGCCCTAATATAGTTGCAGTCGCACCAATCCGCGCTACATCTATTGTATCTTTAGCAGTAACTCCTGCTGCTGTTGCAACAATTACCACTGCTGAGCAAGATTTTACTCTTACTGGCGTTGCTGTAGGTGATTTTGTATCAGTATCAACTACAGCAGCTCAAACTGCTGGAGTTGCTATAGCTGGCGCAAGAGTGAAAGCTGCTAATACTATTAGTATCACTTATGTAAACCCAACTGCTGCAAGTAAAACTCCAGCAGCTGATACATATTTAGTTCAAATTGTTCGTTCTTACCCTGTTGCTACTGACTTTATGACAGCATCACCAAGTAACTACGGTGCAATTGCGGCTAATAACCCATAGTAAGATGAAGGTGGAGGGATAAAGTCCTCCACCTTTTTCCTTTTTAGGTGAAATATGGCAATCGAATATCCATGCTCGATGCACAAAGACTCATATGACAATTCAACAATTGCCATCGATGAGCAAGAATATAAAGCTTTATCCAAGGACGGATGGCTAACTTCCCAAGAATGGGACAGTAAGGGTAAAGAAATCCCCGTAAAACGTGTTAGATCGACCAAATTTGAGGAATAGTAAATGTCTAGCCTAGCGAATCAGCAACAAAATTTATCCTTTCCAGGCTTATTGCAGGTTCCTGGCGGCATAACTTCAACGCTTCAACAAGTTCAAGATGGTGATGGAAATGTTACTGGTTTAAGCCTTAGCTCTGCCGGAGCTTCTGTAACTACATCAGATACATTTCAGGCATCTAAAAACGGAATTACTTTAACTGGAGCTTTACCAAGATTAATTAGTGATGGTTTTGGAGATTTGCCATCTGTTAAAGATTTTGGCGCTGTTGGCAATGGTGTAACTGATGATACCGCTGCTTTTACTGCTGCTATCGCTGCAAGTCCTACTGGCGTAGCTGTCCCTGCTGGAAGTTATAAAATTACTGGTACAGTTACAGGCGCATTTTATAGCTTCGGTACAGTAACTATCGTTACAGGTAAAGTTGCATCAATTCAGAATATAACTGGAAACATTACTTCAGTTAAAGATTTTGGCGCTGTTGGTGATGGTGTTACTGATGATACGGCGGCTATACAAGCGGCTATAAATACCGGAAAAAATGTTTATGTGCAAAATGGTAATTATAAAATAACCGACGCACTAACTATCACGACGACCTGCCAAAGGATATATGGTGATAGCCGAGAAAACACTAATTTTGTAATTGATACAACATTTAATATGTCAGCATTAGGTGTTATTGTTTTTGCTAGTGGTGAGACTGGCCCAGTATTAGATAGTATAGGGATAATATTTACTCAGCCTGATACAACCATTAGAGCAAACCTCATTCAATATCCTGCGGCTATCTATGCAGTAGCACAACCTAGATTCATTATTACACAAGTACGCATTACCGCTGCCTGGAATGGTATAAACATGACTGGCAATAGTGGGGGGGTGTTTATAGATTTCTTGGAAATGTCAGCGTTTAATATTGGTATTTCTATAGATGGTGCATACGATACAGTTAGAGTTAATAACTTCCATTTTTGGCCTTTTGGTTTAACCAGCAATCAAATAAACTCGATTTTTTATGTTGCACCAACAAAGGCATTTAGCATTGGCCGTTGTGATGGGCTATTAATTTCTGAATTTCTAAACATATCAAATTTAGCGATTGATATGTTTGCAGGGGCTACTGGGTCAGCAGCGGTACTTGTTGTTAATTCAGCATTTGATACTTTTAATGGAGTTAATATTTCAGCTGGGGGTATAGAAATAGCAAACAGCTATATGTCATTTACATCACCAGCTACTGCATCGGTACAAGGGATTGTAATGAGCGGAAACAATTATGTAAAGTTGACAAATGTAGGTTTTAGTGGTTTGTTGACTGATCCCGTTATAACCGTTAATAATTCAGATAGATCAGTTTTACAAATTAATAATTGTACTTTTCTTTGCGATTCTACTAAAGCTGTTTATTTAAGTGGTTCATCAGCTAACGGCCCTACATTAATTATTTCAGATAATTATTTTAGTTGCTTGAACGCTACTGCTCAATTATTAGATTCAACAGGCATAACGTCTGGGGGATGTTATGCAGCGATAAGTAACAATAGAATATTAATATCCGCCAACCTTAATTATGGGAATATAATAGATGTATCTAATTGTTTAGCTAGAGTAACTTGTAATCAAATAAATGATAAAGGCACAGGAACTGGAAACTTTATTTATGTATCTACAGATACTGGGCATTATATTTCAGGAAATATTGGTTATGGATGGGCAAATAGTTTTCCAACGGCTGTTCAAGGGTTTTATGACCTAAATAGCAATGCAACTTATACACCATTAACTGTTAAAAATGGCGGCACAGGCTTAACCACATTAACTGCTGGCAGAATACCATACGGCAATGGCACTGGGGCTTTGAATTCAAGTGCTAATTTATTTACTGATGGCACTAGCGTGGGGATTGGGACGAGTAGTCCAAACGCATCAGCAATACTAGATGCACAATCAACAACAAAAGGCGTTAGGTTTCCTAACATGACCACTACACAAAAAAATGCTGTAGCTACTCCCGCAGCAGGGCTTGTGGTTTTTGATACAACGCTGGCTAAACTATGCGTCTATTCTGGTTCGGCATGGCAAACTATAACTTCAGTATAAGGATAATAAAATGTCAATAACAAA